GTATAGACTAGACCTACCGACTTAGGGTAGTGCCATTCTTTGATCAGGTTGAACTCGGAGTCCATGATACAAGCAGTCTGTAACTCACCAACACCGTCGATTGATACTAGGACGGTATCCTCTTTCGAATCCCACGGACGCGTGTAGAAAGCAGAGGCGCAGTGTGACTCGTGGTGCAAGTGGTGTGCGTCATAAACAGATGCTTCTGGATAAGGAAATTTCTCAAATGACTCAGACGATTGAATTTGTTCTGGACTTCTTGAAGTGGCATCAACGCCACCTCGCATATCAAACTTAATACCATGGTCTTCATAGAACGATACATGGTCATCGTCGTTTATCATGTCCCAGAGTACATCGGGAATATTAGGATCGTTTTTCTTTTTGGAGTAACGTTCTCCGTGCGTAGCAAATTCTACCGTACCATCTTCATTAATGATAGCAAATCCTGAGTCGTGATAAAATTCACTATAACCTACGTATCTCATACCTATTCCATCTTGAGGGTAAATTTGTATTTATACAAAAAAATGGGGGGTCCGAAGACCCCCCGACATGCTACCTTGAGCGGGAACTTACTGTCCTAAAACATAGTCGTATATATCTTTCCAATTACGCATCAATGGGAATTCACTATCCTGATTGTAATTATGAGACATAACCACAGACTCTAGACCTACCTTCGCACCAGCGATGGCATTCTCTACCTTGTCTTCTACCCACAGACATGCGGTACCACGATATGCCTCTAGTGCTTCGTCTTTGTCCGCTCCCGTATCGAGATAAACGTACTTCTCGAAGACGGTTGGACCAAAGAGTTCTTGGAGATTCTTGGTGCGCAGGTGTTGCGCGTATTCGTCGTTACTCAACGAAGTGATTGCGTGAAACACGTAACCGTGTTCTTCGTGCAACTTACGAACGTACTTGATTGCGTCACGGAGTGGTGGGATCTTACGAATCGTCGCACTCTCATTAAACATTCGACAAAGCCGTTGCTTCTCATTGCGTTCTAGTCCGTACACGACACTCACGTCATACACTTCACCTTCTTCGCCTGATTGATAACCTTGCCTTGGCACGTAACCATGACGGTTCATCCACTGCCTGAATGCATACATCCAATCGAGCAGTACTCCGTCACAGTCTACCAATATCACCTTCTCATTCACGAATAAACTCCCTCCTCTCGTGCATCATTCATTACATTATAAACTTCACTTGGCGTCAACCCCTCATCATACAATGCGACTTGCAGGTTAGCCCAGTCAGGTGCGTACTCGGTTCGGTACATGTAGTGCTCTACGAGATCTTTTATTCTTTCTTCAGTCATGACTTGCCTCTCTTAGGTGTTTGTCAGCGCGGTATACCAATTTATGGTGGTCGTTGCCGAATTCTACAGCGATTGAAAGATCGTCTTGATACATCACTAGACGGTACTTGTACTTCGGGTTTGGAGACTCACTGATCACAGCGCGTCTCCGAGTTTTTGGGTTGAATGCTTCGTACATCTCTTACTTCAGAATAGGTATTCTATAACATTTAGGTGTGTGTTGTCAACACTTATTTTTAAAAAGTCTAACATTTTTTTACTAGTGTCATTTGATTACGCGAGACCTTTCCTTTGAAGTTGCAAGAGTATGAAAACTCTCGTATCACCTCTATGTCTCCAATTGCTTCTAGGTTGTATATCATGTCACGTATACCTTCCCACTCAACATTGTCATAGATGCGATATGGTATGTCTAGTCTATCGCACATAACAGTATCTTTGATTACATTTTCTGTGACATGACTGCCGTCTATAAATGCTAGATCAAACGATCTATTTTTGATTGTGTTGTATATGTCTGGCGAGGCGGTTAGATGCACTTCTACATTTGGGTACTTCTCCATGACAATAGGTCCGTACTCACGACCCCTAGGATGATCTGGACAACAACTTACGATTTCACTGTCGTCTGACATCAACTCTGCCCAGTACGATGTAGAGTGCCCCGCATAGAATCCGATCTCAAGCAGTCGTTTGACTTCGGTGATTCGTATTGTTTCTTCTAGGATGTCAAAGACCTCTGGTGTGTTGGGTAGATATCCCCAACCATCTTGGTCCCACATCAAATGACTCAGGTCCATTATTGTTGTGTTTTATACCTTTTCTCGTTCCAGTGGCGCACCATGTCTACTTTCCATTCGCCGCCTGTGTAGTGGCAGAACTTCGCTTTCTCAAAGAACTCTTCTTCGGACGCATAGTGCGGGCTGTCATTCCATGTTTGGTCGATGGTCTCGACATCAAAGTCGTGTTTCATCAACTGAGAGGAAATGTAGGGTTGATCGTTCATTATGGACATATGGAAGTCGCCTGTGTAGCACCAGTCTTCCCAGTTTAGGAACTTCTCTCGCGCACGGAGGCGCGCCTCACGCGTCCAGAGAACAACCCCTGTATTCATTATCATTATTTTAGAGGGTCTGTTAGGCGGCATTACAGGGACGATAGGACAGTCGTGTAGCATGAACTTGCTACAGAAATCCAGATAGACAGACTCTTTGCTGTCCCATGAGTTGTACCCACCACCTGATGCGGTAACAAAGTCTGACTCTAGGACACCGTAGACATCGGCACCAGACTCCATTACGTCAAATATGTTTTCTTCGGTATTGACTACGATGTCTGTGTCTGCGAACAACAGATTATCGTAACTGTCAAAGATTGGATCTAACCAGACACGAGCGCATTCGTGTAGTAGAGAGGTAGAACAACCGTGACCCTTTGTGATCACTCGTTCATCTGAATAGAAATGGTCCGCACCTATTTTATCAGCGTAGTCCTCAAAAGACTCTCGCGATATTCTTGCGACCTCTTGATAGAGTTCCGAACGCGTACCGTCCCAACCTCTAATCCCCCCACGAGCATCTACCGCTTGACTCGTTATCATGTACTGAAACATCACATTCTTGGACATTTTCTAACCTTGTCATAAGTCGTTCGGCACGATTGCCTACTTGACGATACCATCTTGAATCGCGACCTTCAACTGCCGCATTTTTCCAGTCACCATGTTCTAGGTGACCGTTCATTTTCTTAAACTTACTTAGCCTTGGTCTACCAAGGTTAAACATCATGTTGACCAAGATCTCTTTGACTTCATCTGGAAAACTAGACCACCGGAATCCGTATAACACACCACATTCTCGTAGGGTGACATTGAGGTCTTCCTCGAATACTGCTTCGACTCTTTCTTCGGAGACAGGCGTTCCTTCTGGCTCTCCGTACTCGGAGTCACTTTTTGTGATGAGGTGGCCAACGCCGAATGTGAGGTACCCTGCAGGGCATCTGTAAATCTCATACACTACTCCTTCGTCAATCTTGAGTTGTTCGTAAACAGATTGCCTATTCATGATCTTACAGCTTGATTACTAGCGCCGTTAGTATAGCAGCGAGTAGAACATTTGTCATGAGCAGTTCTAATGCTAGAATAGTATGATACCAGATCCATCGCGTCTTATACGCGTTGTCTACAGAGATGTCTGCAGGATCTGGATCGTTCTCGATCTTATTACTTTTTGGGGATTTTAACCATTTAAACATCTATCGTACTGCCCTTACCAGCATTTTGTTTGATATTCTTTAAATGACCTTCCCAGTCTTTGCCCGCCATAGTCATTGCCGACTTTGTGCCAGAAATTAGTTTAGGCGTCGATGCAGAACTATGGTATCGTTCCCAGCTAGGATTATCATTCTTCCATTTATCGTACTCAGAAATCCGGAGAGTCACTTCCATGATCTCTCCGGTTTCATTATTTTTAAACTCATACTGTGGCATTATGTATCCATTCCAAAATTTGATCATTCACTACGACAAAGAACTCATGCGTCTCTGAAGAGATAGATCACCTCCTATCCAGAAAGTCGTTGAAGAGAAACTAATATATTCTCGTAGTTAGCGAAACTAAAATTAGACCGATTACTCTGTGAGTATATGGATTGTTTTCTCTTGTCATGAACGAACCTTTGTAGTTCGTTTATTTCTTTGTTCAACTTTTTTTCTGATATCGACATAAGGTACTCCTTGTTGTAGTTTTGTATAGTCGAATGTAAAGTGTTACTCGCTGATCAAATTTGGAAATGCCTCCTGTACAATTTTCTTGGTGATGTAACGGACAGGTGGTTTCTTTGCCACCATCTTTAGGACATATTCAGCGTCTTCAGGATGAATCCCCTCCAACAACTCAATAAATTTTTGTTCGCGTTTATACGCGGGAAGTGAGTCTCCGCGACTACCATGCACAAACAGACCGAAGTCTCTATGCTTTTTCAGCAGAGTCGTCGGTACAGATTCTGGTCTATTGGGAGTAAAGGGAGGGCGACCTTCAGGAAGATTGAACTCTAGCGAGTCATCGAAGGTCCCCCGTAGAATATCTCGGAACGCATAGTGTTCGGAGTATTTTTTCAAAACATTCAGTCTTGATTCTCGCGAATCAGCTTTTTTGTACTCTTCGAAGACTTCGAAGACTTCAGTTTTGGGAATAACAACATTGCTCATGATTATGCCTTTTCAATTGGATAACAGACGTATCGCTTCCTCTCAATGAGTATTTCCTGTTTCGTAGTACAAGCAAACAAGAATTGCCTTAGTCCGATATCATACCTAATAATAGTATTGCGATCTTGACCAACCTTTCTCTCTAGTTGAGTGATTCGGTTGTTCTTCTGATCTATCACCTTTATATATTCATCAAGTAACTTCGTTGTGCCACCAATCCAGACCAAAGAGCACAACAAGGCACTAAGTGCCGCTGTATATAAGGTGCGCATACGACTCTCTCCTTTAGTCTACAATTATTTATAGACGGAGGGGTCTCTAGTCGGGTAGTTTATCGACCTTTTTCTTGATGAATGTACGACCCTTGGTTGAAAAAAGTCGCGACTTGAATGGGATGAATTCACCACTCAATTCTTTCTGATACCCGTGTAGATAGGTATTGCGCTCGGAAGTGTAGTAAATGTAGTTGCGAGCGGCACCATCCCAGTCGGTTGTTTCAATCAGTTGGTTATACATTACGCATTGCCTTTATCAAATCAATAGAGTAAACGAGACCATTGATCTCGCCCTCAAGTAACATCCACGAAGTCTTGCGAGTCTCAATCTTCGTACTCGCAAGAACTTCGTAGTTTACGATATCGATTTGAGACTGAAAGTCTCTCAACCCTCTCAGTCTCTCCTCGAGTCGTGCCAGTAGCAGGTCTACGTTCACGCAGCGACTGCCATCTCGACCGCGAGTTCCGCAGCCTTCTTCTTCTTGACACCGTTGGCACCGTACCATGCAGAAGTCATACGACCGTCAGCAGTACGACCAGCAACGTGGTCTGTCAAGTAGGTCACAGAGTTGAATGCTTGCCACCATGAACCACGACCGAACTCAGCGCCTGGTTGAGTCTCTAACAACTCGTATGCCTTCTTCGCATTTGGTGCGAGATCTTTATATGCAAGTACCTCATGAGCAGGGGACTGTGACGGGAACAACGTGTTGTAGTAGTTGATCAACGACTCTGCGGTGAACTGCTTGGACGACAGGAACTGTGCCATCTCTTTGTACTGGTCAAACTTCTCGTGTGCAAGACCCAAGTGTTGCTTGACCATCTGTGGGTCAAACGCACGTCGGTGGTTCACTTTGATTCCGTTGTTCGCAGAACCCTTGAGTGCAAGTGTCAGCGTGTTCATACAAGTCACACGGATCGGTGTGAATCGGATGTCAATAGACTTACCGTACTCGTGTGGGTTAGAGAACAGAAGGTATGAATCAACTTGATCACCCTTCAACACATCGAATGACTCTTTGATCTTCGCGAGTGCGTAGACGAACTTGCCATCTTTGAGCGAACCCGCAGAGTTCATCTCCATGTCACCAGCGGCACAGTACTCGTTAAAGAAAGTGAACGCTTCTTCGTTCTGACAAGGTTCCCAGTTACCACCAACTTGGGTCAATACTTTATTGTCAGACGAACGCACGAGTGCTTCCATGCCTGTAGGGATCAGATCAACACCCTCTTTCGCGGCATAGGTAGGAACCTTCTCAACTTCCCAGTTTACACCAGCCTTTTCCATCATTTGTATCGGAGTCATGTCGTTAGACACCTCAGTTCCGATACCCCAAGGGCATCCACCTACTGTGGCAGAAGTTTCGATTTGCAAAATATCATTCATAGTCATAATTAAATTCCATCCGGTCGGTAAGTTTCAAATAGTTCTTTGGCTTCGGTCTCAAAACCAAGTTCAGCGAGACGATCCATCGTCACACGAATGCGTTGCGATTCATCACGCCCCTTCACGTAGTAACGATGATCGTCAGAAAAGTGATAGAACCAATCGTGGTTCTGAAGCATCTGCTCAAGCAGATCTAACTGGACATCTTGTTGAGTCATTACGCAGCACTCCTTTCACGGACATCCAAGATCATTTCACAAACCAACTCACGGTCGGTAGTGTCACCGTCAAAGTCAATAGAAGGACGGTAATTGAATCGGTCGATCATGCCTTGACAGATCTCAGCGATAGTGAACTCGAAAGGGTAGATCGCATCTTCACCGCAGTAGAACAACTGCATGTACTCGATGAAGTCAAGGACTTCGGCAACGGTCAACTCTGGATCGTTGGGGCGGAACGCACAACGGTAGTACTCAGTAACAGCGTGGATTTCTAAAATGTCAGTCATAACCAATTCCTTATCATCAAATTACACAGTAATTATACACGGTTTTAAAACGTCTGTCAACAAGTTTTTAAAAAAAGTTATAGTAAATAATACACATTTTTAGAAACGTCCGATCGGTTCAATTACGGCATCAACTATCTGGATTGTGTTGTTCTTCCAGTACTTGTCATACACCACACTTTCAAATCGTTTCTGTGCAAGTTCAAAGGTCTTGTAGTAAGCCGCATTGAACGTGCACCCCCTCTTGTCCGTTAGGACTATTTTGAATTTATTATTATGCATAACTCTCCTTATGCCATCATTGCCTCAAGTTCATCGAATTGCTCATCGATACCATGCATACCCATCTCTTTCTTGACGCGCCACTCCTCACGGACAGCTTCATCAAGGTCCGTGAGAGAACATGCGTCCTTACCCATAGAGTCCTGTTCCCAGCGGCGAATACCGACAACCTCGTTTTCGAAGTTGAGCGCCTTCTGCTCGCAGTACAACTGACCGAAGTCTACCGAAGCGTAGATCGCGGACTCCCAGAACTCGATGTGGTCTTCCTCACGGAAGTCGATCTGATCAATTACCGACTCAGAGATGATGTACTCCTCAGAGTATGCGGATGAGTGCTCGATAGAACGCTCAACGTCGACCCACCACTGAGTGTTGGCGACATCATCCGCCGACGCGTTGATGAAGTAGGTGTCGCCACCCTTAGACTTCCAGTGCTGAGGGCAGTAACCCTCACCGTTCCAATCGTGGGCACCGTAGTTCTCACGGAACTGAGTAGAGATAACAACAATAATTGAATTAGACATAACCAAACCCTCTTAAGTGTAAAGTA